TAAAATAAAAAAGACCTATACCAAAAAAAGTACAGGTCAAAAAATAACAAAATTTATTTATGACCCATAGCGAATTATTTACGGCAATTCGTAGAAACTCTCCACCCTATCTGGAGTATATATGGATTAATTTTAAATTTTTCTTGTATTTAAAGGGTTTGTAAAGGTACTTATTAACAACTGCTCTTAAAATGCTCTCATTTGCAAAAATCACCTATTTACATCGCCATCTTATCATAATTTATTTAGTAATTCAATAATTTTTTCAGAAGAGTCAGGATAAAGATGAGCGTAAATATTTAAAGTCGTATCTACTTTTTCATGTCCAAGTCGCTTAGAGATAAAAAGCGGATTTACATTTAAATGGATAAGCAACGATGCGTGAGAGTGTCTTAAATCGTGAACACGTATTATTTTGACACCAGCCGCAACTGCTATCTTTTTCATCTCTCTTCTAATTAAAGCAGGATCCAGAATAAATAATCTGCCTGTTGGTTCCGGTTCATAAAGTTTAGATATATAATCCTTTAGAACGTTTACCAAGTGAGTAGTAATTGTAACAACTCTTTTACTGCTTGCTGTCTTTGTACTTCCTATTATATCCTTTTTTTCAACTCTTGAATAGCTTTTATTTATATTAATAGTTCCTTTTTCTAAATCTATATCTTCGAGCGTCAACGCTAGAAGTTCTCCTAAACGAATTCCAGTCCAATAGAGTACGTTCAGAATAGTAAACATATCTATTCTTTCAGCTTTAGCAATAACTTTTTGAAACTCCTCTAAAGTCCAGATTTGCATTTCGGGAGCCGCTTTTTTCCCGATACTTCCGGCGATTCTGACTGGATTTTGTTTTAAATTACAGAAAGAGACTGCATAATTGAAAATGCTGGAAAGGGTTGTGTTTATCAACTTTAAATAAGTGGCGGTATAATTTTTGGATATCAACTCATTTTGAAACTTTCTAACAACTATAGGAGTTATTTCAGAAACAGGCTTATTTTTGAAATAAGGCATTAGATGCTCTTTAATAATGCTTTTTCTTAAAGCGATAGTAGTTTCTCTTAGCCTATGAGAAATATCATTTAAATAAATTTCAACCAAACTTTCAAAAGTCATCGAAATTTTATACTCTGCTTTAGCTAAGAATTCACGCTCATATTCCAACGCTTCTTTTTTAGTCTTAAAACCCCTTTTAAACTTTTGCTTTCTAGTTCCTTCATGATCATCGTAATAAAATCTAGATATCCAAGTTCCGTTGCTATCCTTCGTTGCTGACATTGCTTGCTCCTGCAAGTCCAAATTTTTTCAAAAGATAGTATTTGTTTACCCTTCCTCTTATTGTTAAAAACCCTTCTCTTTCCATTTGTGCATTAATCTTTCTCATTTCCAGATAAGCTTTTGCATTACTAACCTTTAAAATTTCCATCACTTCTTTTACCGTTATCATTTCGTTCATAATTTTACATTCTCCAATCGTTTTCTATTCTTTGCATATTAATTTCCCATTTTTTATCGTATTGATTCAAAATTTGTTCTTTAGTGAATCGCATTTTTCTATACAAATGTATGTAATAACTGAGGGCTTTGTGCATAAAGCCATTCAGGACTGACTGCATTAGAGATAGTAATAAATCTTTTTTATCATATTGTATTCGTAATTTTGTTGATGATTCTAAATCGAAAGAACTGCAAAAACTCTCTTTTATCCATTCTTCTTGAGTGTTTATGTACTCTGCTATGAAGAACAGAATATCTACCAGCTCTTCCAATTGTTTTTCTCTTGAATTAGTATCCTTCTTCACCCACGATTTGTGAGTGAAATCGGTTTCTTCATTAAATTCTATACATTCAGCAATCAAGGAAGTCATGATATCGTTTTTAGTTCTTTTAGTTGTAAATCTACATGCTATTTTATCGCTTAATATTTGTTGTCTTTGCAGTACTCTTTCCAAACTCATTCGACTATCTCCTTTTTTCTAGACTGATACGTTCCAAATTTTGATATGTACTCTTTCATCCAGTCCCGATTTAAAGTTTCCCAAATTTGCTTTTCTTCTGAAGTCATGAAACTTTTCTTTATATAACGTCTATGTAAATCGGCTGCTACTTCATCTTTTTTTAGTTTTTCTTCTCTTCTCCAAACGAAATAAGTAATTCCTAAGTGATTCATTTTCTTTTCTTTCATTATTCAGTCACTCCTAAAATCTCAAATTCAACCATGTTTAAATAAGATTGTATATATTTCATAGCCGTAGATAATTTACCAAACTCTTTTCTTTTTCCGTGTCTTTCCACCAAAACAACTGAGGAGTTTGCTAACATCCAATAATCGCTTAATAATTTTCTTGGAAGTTGATCCTCTAAAGTTCCAATATCTATTGCATCATGTCTTTGTTTTGCAATCGAATTTGTTGCGAATCTTTTATTAGAAATGCTTTCCACAACTCTTTTTCTATGAACTGAAGAGATATAAAACAACTCAAAACTGTTTAAAGTGTCATTGATAATATTCTTTGCTTTCGTTAAAGCTGTTTTGAACTTTGGAAGTAAAAAGGTATCTTTATTTTCCCAAAAGGCTTTTATTTCAGAAATTAATTGTTTCATCGCACAAAGTAAGAGTACAAATTCTCCGTCTTTTGAGCTTATGTTTCTTTCATTTTTTAAATGAAACTTAAAAAGTTCTTCTCTCATTTCTAGTTGATAGTCGTAAAAAGTTCCAAAAGCACTTGTTTTTTGTGAATGATATTCAAGTGCTAAAGACATCAAATCAACTCTTGAAATTCCAGGAAGTTCTACTATTCCTTTTTCCCAATGATCATATATTTTCCGTTGAACCGGTTTCGAATATTCTTCTATTTTTTTCTCGATATATTCTCTATCTTTGAATAAATCTTGCTTTGAGGAGAGAGAAATTCCAATTTTTTTCGAAATCTCTTCAACCTCAGCAGGATTTTTTAAATTTACAGTAGCTTTTTCATCTAATTCATTTACAATTTCATCACAGATTATACATTTGATAAGTTGTGCATCTGCAGCAATAACTCTTTGAGCTCTATCTTCTAAAGTTGTTTTAGTTTTTTTACTTCTTCTTCTCATAGTCCTATTCATAGTTTCCCTCCTGTATGAAAATCTATCTGAATTAATTTATTTTTTCGACTTTATAAATGTTTTTAAGTCTCATCATCAAAATTTACTCCTTATTACCATGGAAATTCATCTTCTGCTTGTTGTCTGAACTGTTGAGGTTGTTTAACGTCTGTTCCTTTTGATTCTAAAAACTCTATGTTGCTTATCATTACTTCTGTTGACCAAATTTTTTGACCATCTTTCTCGTAGTTAGATACCGACAGTCTTCCTTCTAATGCTATTCTATGACCTTTTTTTGTGTATGCTGCTAGCACCTCAGCAGTTTTACCAAAAGCTACACAATTGATGAAGTCTGTTCCGTCATCTTTGCTCATTCTATTTACTGCAACTGTAAATTTTGTGTATTTCTTATCAATTCCTTTTAGTTCTAGATCCTTTGTTATTCTTCCAATTAAAATCACTTTATTCATTTATTTCTTTCTCCTTTAGCAAAAAAAACTCTTGCGTTCTAACTTTTAAACCGTTTAAAATTTGAAAATATTCAGATATTTCAGAGTCTTTAACTTTCATATTGTATTCTTCTTTTAAGAACTTCCTAGCTTTCTGTTTCGAGTAGAAAGTGTGTTTGTGAGTTCCTGTATCAATATCCACAATCCAAACTGTTTTATAAGCCTTCCTACTGTCCCATTTAGCCATTGCTTGTTCTAACCAAACTGCTTCAATTCGTGTATAAAATTCTGTATATGCGTCCCAAAAGTCTAAGTGCGAAGGCACATCTATTAATATTCTTTTCTCATTTTCATGAATTATTAGTATCTTCCTCAGACCTTCTAACGGCTCAAGATGGTGTATTTCTCCAATATCAATAATCTGCATATTCCTTCCTCCTTGGTCATTCACACACTATTCTATATTCAGAAATTATTTTCTCTACATCTCCTTCAAATAATTTGCAAGCAATATTGTAAAGCTCAGGAAGCTTATCGAGTATTTTCTCTACATAATCTAGTTTGCTTAGTTTAGTTCCGTTTTTCTTGTTGTAACCTGCTAACCTTCTTTTTAAATTAATATGATATTTCGAGTTAAACTCTTTATATAATAAATCCCATCTTTCTTTAAATTGATTTCCACCCATTCTTACAACTTTATTCAGAATTTGTCTTTGTTCTGATAACTCTATCTTGTCTGTTAGTGCAATGATCACGTCTTCTTTATATTCAATCTCTTGTTCCAAAGGCTTAATTTTTAAATCCATCAATTCTTTTGCTGCCTCAATAGAAGAAATACCACCGGCGTATATAGTTAAAACTAACTCTTGCTCTCTGTTTAGCGAAGTAATTTTCTTTATCTCGTTCTCTAATGCTTCAATATAAGCAATCACCTTTTTTCTTACATGTTTGCTTTCTCTTATAAGTACCTGTTTTGCTTGAGCCAAAGTTAGTTCAAACATTGGATATTCCTTACCTCTAGGACTTATATAATTTGACTGGAAAATTTTTTCCAGTGAGATTTCCTCCTCAAATTCATCTCTAATTACTTTTAACAAAACGTTATGTCCAAGCTCTGCTCTGTTACCTTCCTCTTTTCTAAAGAAGTTTATTTGTTCCAATAATTCTAATGACGTTATTGTTTCTTTTTTTAGTGTTAAATTTTTCATTTATCCCTCCTGAAAGCCTTAAAATACCCGTTGTATTTTGATTTTAGTTCGCTCACTAGATTTTCTGTGAGCCAAACCTCTTCAATGTGATATAGATTTTTAAACTCTTTATCGCCTAGCGTATGAGCCTTGCTGTGACAAACTCCACAAAGCGGTAAAAAGCCAGTTTTAAGCCCGTTGCAGTGTTCGTAACCTCCGATGCTCGCTACCGAAGGAATATGATGTAAGGCTATTGTTTCTTTTCTTCCGCACACTGAGCAGGTTTTTGACAGCATGCAGGCTATCACATACCTACGGATGTCAGGAACTACAGTTCTGATACTTTTTAATTTCCTTTCCTGTCCTTTTCCCTCTGGGATTTGTATGTTGTAATCGTTGTTCAAACTCCATTCAATTATGAATTGAGTAAATTCTGATGCAATTTCTTTAGTTGCCGCATTTGATTTAAACGGACTTATACTAAACCAAAGCATATCTTTTTCCTCACAAAATTGGTTTTGCAGGATATCTCTCATTTCTTCTCTTGTGTAGCCTATTAGATCTCCAAGTTCACTGCATAACACCCATATCAATTTCGATTGTTCTAACGAAAGCCTTTCAACTTGTACGATTTCCCATTTACAGTTTTCTAAGAAAGAGTGAAGAGCTTTAAGTCTCTCCACTCCTAATCCTTCTGTTATTTTTAAAGTGCACCTATTATTTTGTCGGTCAGTTATCAATTCGTACACTTTAAGACACCTTCAGCTTGTTATATATATACTTGAGCTTATCAGTATCAAGTTCTTCTAAATTAGAATTCAATTCTTTAAGAATTAAGTTCAATTCCTTATCTTTGTTTAATTTTTTAATAGCTCTAATAGCTTTTGCTATATTTTCACGCTCTTTCTCTTTTTCTATTTCCTCAGCGTCGTCAGGTAAATCTTCACCTGCATAGATGTATAGACCAAGTCCAAACATAGCTAGATTCTTGGTCAAACACCGCATAATCGCTTTATTAATTGCGACCATGTCCGGCTCTAATATCGCTTTGTTTCTATGATCCGTTACAGCTAACCACATATCATGAGTGATATCATCAACTGTAACAGAAGTATAGACCATATAGCCTAACTTTGAATTTCCAAAAGCCGGTATTCCGTTCGCATCTTTTTGTATCGTATATCGAGCTTGAGGATATATTTTACAGAATTCTCTCCAAGCGTTTGACCACGATATGTAAGTTAAACCGTTTTTTTTCTCTGTATAATCATTTACGTTCAATTTCACTACTTCTTCGAATTTTTTCATCTTCTAACACCCTCCACCACGATCTTATCTGTCTCATTATGTACGAAATCAAGACCAGGAGTCAGCACACCGGTTTCAAGATATAGTTTTTTTGCTTTTACTTTATCAACGTCTTTTCTGACTCGTAAAAACTCTTCTGGAACTAAATCAAGATTCTCTACAACAGTTTCAACTGTTTTTAAAGTACGAATCTTGAATTTATATTCGTTAATCTCTAAAGATTTTATATTTTTGCTTTTCATCCATTCCAGAACCGTCTTTTCCTCTTGGATGATTTGTCTTCTCACTTCTCTTAGTTGCTCTTCTTTTTGTTTGAGCAACTTAACAAGTTCTAATTCATTTACTTGTTCTTTTAATTCTTCTATTTCTTTAGTCAATCTGTTCTCGATAGTTCCGTTTGCTCTCTCAATCATAGAATCATCAAATTTTATTATTTCCATGTTTGCTCCTTCAGAAATAAGGCTCTACCGTTTTGATAGAGCCTTTTCTAAATGTTTTCTTTGGTCATCGTTCATTTTTTCGAACCACCATTTATTTCTTTTTAGGCATTCTTTAGCTATTGCTTTTTCGCCAATACTCACAAGATACAGAACCCAGTAATATAAATCCTGAATCCTATGTCCTTTCCCGAGTTTTAAAACCTCAGGATCAGCTAATTTAATCGATATTGTCCGGGTCGTACTCTCTTTCAATATATTCCTTCCTAAGCTGATATAACGCTTCTAACGCTTCGTTAGGTGTCTTTCCGATTTCTTCTTCCCAGTCATCCTGAGCCACCCACACCAGATGCCTTATATCAAACTTTATTGTTATTTCTTCTGCTTCCCATCTTGCTCTTTTGTCCATCTCATCACCCTAACCTTGTAAAATCTAGTCCGCATTTCGGACAAATATAATTGGTTTCCGGAGGTTGATAAATCGAACCAGGATACTCATCTGTTATAACCAACAGACTGTCGCATTTTGTGCAAGTACTTCCATCTGTTCGATTATCTTGCTCCTCTTTAAGCAGATAAGTTAACCATTCATCTCTTTCTTGATTAGTCATATCTACCATCTCCCGCTCACTTTAGCTATTTGAGAGCTTAGTGCTTCCACTTTGCTCCAGAAGTACAGATTATCTCTGTTTGATTCTTCCATTATCGAATCTAACAACCACCCATACTCTTTTCTCGCTTCTTCCTCTCCAATGCAAGCTATTAGCTTGTTCACGAGGTATTGAGCTAATATTTGATTATCTATTTGCATGATACCACCTCCTCGATTTGAGCAAGCTTCAAGAACTCTTCAAGAGTTTTGTTGCTGAGGTCGTATCCTCGGATTTCCAAAATTTTTTGCAAGTTTTTTAGTTTTCTTAATGTCATAATTCCCTCCTGAAAGATTTTGTTTACTCTTTTCGTATAAATTATAAAAAGAGTGTCGCTTTTTAAGCTAAAAAAGTCCTGTTTTAGTTGCTTATTAGCAACTATTTAACCAAAAAAAATTGGCTTTATGTTAGTAATTATATACTTATATTCGCTTTTTGTCAATATATTTTTATTAAAAATCGCTTAAATGCGTTTTTATTGATTATTAATGACTAAAAGCAGTATAATTAAATTAAACAGGAGGGTACTATGGATAATGTAAAAAAATTAGGTGAAAAAATCAAACAGAAAAGGGAAGAAAAAGGGTGGAGCATGGAACAACTAATAAGTGAACTTGCTCGAGAAGGTTTTGAACTGAATAAATCATCGCTTTATAGAATCGAAAATGGAGAACGTCAAAAAGTTGATACAATGTTGATGATAAAACTTTCGAATATTTTCAATTACAATTTTTTTGAAGAGCTAGGATTAAGGGTAACTACATTACCAAAGGCGGTGATGAACAGTATATCAGTTTTCAAAAATATTGATTTAAAACATCGTTTTAAAAGTGAGTTTGGAGATAACACAACAACAACTGCTATTACAATATCATCAAAAGAAGCTATGCCGCCGACCATTTTAGAGAATGATCAAGTTGTTTTAGAAGATACAAAAAAATTGCAGGTAGGTGATATAGTCTTAGTAAGAAATTATACAACAAATAGTCAATTCGTACGTCGTTTTGAAGGAAAAGTAGATTCTTCATATTTGTTTTCAAACGACGGTTCTCGGTACGATAAAGAAAAAATGGATGATGTTACAATCGTTGGTAAAATTCAATCTTACAAAAGGGAAAATATGGCACTTCCTTTTAACCCTGGAACTTTTGCATACGAAAGTTTAAATTTTGAAGAAAAAATAGCTGTAGATACAGTCATTTCTATTCTTAAAAAAAATAAAAAATAGATAAAAAACTTTACAAACGTAAATATAAATTATATAATATCTATGCACATGATTTATTCTGAAGGCTTAAAGCTATAAAGTCCAAAAAAAAGATCTAGAGATTTGCAAGTTCTTTAGGTCTTTTTTTTATTTTCATATTCGCTTTTTAACGAATTTATGAATATTTTTTAAAAATAATTTGACGAAAAGCAACAAAAATGGTAAAATAGAGGAGAGGTGATGAACGTGATTGGTGAAGAATATTACGCAGAAATCGTCTTTTTAAGATTGAAAAAGAAAGTCTCAGCTGTTGAGTTATCAAAGCGGATGGGATATTGCAGATATTATGTAACAAAACGGTTGAAGGAAGGTTGCGTTGAAATGTTTCTCAAAGCAAAAGAAGCATTAGAGCAATTTTAATTTTTTTTTGGTCTGTTTGTTGCAAAAAGACGAAACTCAGTTTTGCTCTGAGCGAGGGTCATAAATCAAATAGCCCAACTGGGTGCTTTCCTAGAGTGGCTCTCGCTGAGGGTAAACCTCAAATAAAATTTCATAGTTCCAGTGAGCTGTTACCTAAAAAATGAAATGAAGGGAGGAAAACTTCCATGAATTTCATCTTGTTTACAAATTCCTTGGTAACAGTTCACACCCCTGTTTTTATAATTGATATATACTCTCGAAGCCAACTGTTGGGGAATATTGGTGTACCATTTGCTCCTCCGTTAAAATATTTGAGATATGTTCACTATTATGTAAATGGTACGTCGAGAGTGTTTATGAATTATAAAACCCAACAGAAAAACCAGGAGGAAATATTAAATGAGAATGATAAGACAAAGCGATTTAAATAATCTTGACTACTTCCAAGTCCCTAAGTGGATTTGGAATCTTTTTATTGAGAAGAAAATATCTCAAGGAACTTTTAAAGCGTACGTATTGATGTATGACAGAATTAGATTATCTTCAAAAAATGGTTGGATAGATGAAGAAGGTCATGTATTTATAAAATACAGTTATGATGAATTATGTGAAGATCTAAAATGCTCTAGACAATCAGTATCTAACACTCTTAAAGAAATGACAGAATTCGGATTAATTGAAGTTAAGAAAAATTTTGGAGATGCTAACACTTATTATTTAACAATAAAAAATACTAGCCAAGAAAACTTTACTGATAAAGATATCTTTACTAGTAAAAATAACTTTACTGGTAAAGAAAAATATACTAGTAAAGAAAACTTAGACTATAACAGTCTAGAAAACTTAGACTATAGAAGTCAAGAAAATTATACTAGTCTAGAAAACTTGACTAGTACAAAAAACTTAACTCACAGTAGTCTAGAAAACTTGACTCACAGTAGTCTAGAAAACTTAGACGCTATTAATAATAACTTTAATAAGAATAACTCTAGTAATAATAATATAAAAAAAAATACGCACACGTGCGAAACAGAAAATCAAAAACTTATTCCTGACTGGATTCCATTTAAAAAACCAGAGTTAAGAGAAATATTCAGTGTGTATTTAACAACTATGCTAGCAAATAATAAAATGCTTGCAGATGTAGCTATTATGCAATTAAAGAGAATGAGTCAAGATGAAGATGAGTTGATAGAGATAGTTAGCAATGCGGTTTTAGGAGGTTATAAAACTTTCAGAGCGTTAGATAAAAAAACTATCAAGACTCAAGCTACAGAAGAAAAAGAGACAGTTAAAAAGACTGAGTACACACAATTAGATGATTCTTGGTTAGATAAATTGCTTTAAAAAAAATAAGGGGAGGAACTAAAAAAATGGTTAAATGTGAATATTGTGGAATGGAGTACAAAGAAAATACAGCAGATCTAAGTTTTTTACCTGAGGTGATTAGAGAAAAACTGAAATATGTTCCTAGTTGCTATTGCTTAGAAGAACAGAGAAAAGCAATCAGATTAGCTAAAGAGAAAACTCTTGAGTATGAGAGACAACTTAACAAGATAAAGAAATACAGAGATATCTCAGTAGTTGATAATCAGTTCAGAGATTCAACTTTCAATAAGGCTAATATGGATGAAAAGCATATGAAACTAGCTAAAAAGTATGCTGAGAAGTTTCTAGAAAAAGGGACGGATAAAGGCATTTTATTTTTCGGAGATTGCGGGACAGGAAAAACATTCGCTAGTGCATGTATAGCTAATCATCTGATGAAGCACGGTAAAACAGTCTTGGCTTTAAATTTGAACGGGTATTTGAACAGATTAAAAGTGGATTGGGCTGAAGCAGAGAGAGATATTCTTGCTAAAGTTCTTCAATGCGACTTGCTAATCATAGATGACTTTGGAACTGAGAAAAAATCGGACTGGATGCTAGAAAAAGTATTCAGTTTGATAGATGCAAGATACAGATCTAATAAACCGCTCATAATTACAACAAACTTGAATTATGACGAGAACTCTATGAACTGTGAAATATCAAAACATTTCACAATTGACGGAAAAGATAGAATAAAAGACAGAATTAATGCTATGTGCTATCCTTACCGAGTTGCAGGGACTAGCAAAAGAAAAATCACAGCAGAAGAATTTGCGGAATTTTTGAGTTAGGAGGATGGATGTTAGCGATAGTTGGTGGTGGAATAGCTGGATTATTGGTATATCTTTTCGCTAGAGAAGTAGCTAGAGAAAGAGCAAGAACTGATGATAAGATAACTGAGTTCCTGTGGAGAAATAGGCTGTAAATTGGAGGTAAAATGGAAATTTTTATAAAAGGCAATGTACCTTCCTCGAAAAACAGTAAGCAGATAACAGCTCAAGGGCTTTTGATAAACTCTAAAACGGTTAGGAAGTATGATAAAGAGTTTGGGTCGCAGTGGAATGATGAAAGGCTCAAAAGGAAGTTTAAAGAGGCTATAGAGAACAAAGTCAAACCACTTCGGATTGGATTTTATTTTCACAGATCTACGAGAAGAAAGTTTGATTATGTAAATGTAGCTCAATATCCGTTAGACATGATGGTCAAGAACGGGTGGATTGAAGATGATGATGCTACAAATGTAATTCCGTATTTTTTAGGTTATGAGGTAACTAAGAACAGTGGAGTAACAATAGTAGTTGGGGAGGAATAGGAACGAGTGAAAAAGGGAAAAAAAGGAACTAGATGTAAAAGGTGTGGTAGTTACAATTTAAGTATGAGAATTACTGAAACAAGAGTAACGCACTATCCTCTAGACTATATTACAAAAGAATTTGATAGGAAGTCTTCAAAAGAGGAAAATAAAATTGAAGTTAGCTACAAGTGTTGGAGTTGTGGCTCAACTAATGGGGTGAAATAATGGGATTAATAAACAGATATAAAGCGATGTCTTTAGAAGAGTTGTTTGAGGAAAAAACAAAATGTGAAAGAAAGTTGATAGATGCTAAATTAAACATTTGGTTTTATCAAGAGGCTATAAAAAGCATAGAGGAGATAACTAAAATGAAGTATTTAGCAACTGCAATGGGTAAAATGGAGGAATATGGAAAGGGAGAAGATTTTACTTGAACTAATGTACGACTGGATAGAAAAGATTTTGACTGAAAGAGAAAATGAAATTTGGACTCTTTATAGATCATCTTTAAAACCTCGTGATATAGCCGAGAAACTGAATGTATCGACAGAATACATTAGAGTTAGACTATTTAAAATTAAAAAGAAAATTAAAAAACACGAAAAGTGGTTAGAGGAAGTCAAGAAATTAAGAGGGTTATCCCTCTAATTTTTTTATAAGGAGGTATTAGCATGTTGACTCCAAAGCAAGAAAAATTCGTATTGGGATTGGTTGAGGGTAAAAGCCAAAGAAAAGCATATGAGGAAGCTTTTGATTGCACTAGGATGAAAGAGAAAACTATTGATGAGAAGGCTTCAAGGTTGTTCAGCACGGACAAGGTTAGAGCAAGATACAAGGAAATCATAGAACAATCAAAAGAGATAGCGTTATGGAACCGTGAGAGGGCTTTAAAAGAGCTTATAACTATGTTGGATGATAGTAAGCTCGATAAAAATTATAACGCACGTTATAACGCAATTAAAGAGCTAAACGCATTATGTAAACTTTATGATGAAGATATTAGTATAACAGATCCTAAAAAGTTGTCAGAGATTTTAAGGAAATTGTCAGCTGAAAAATTGGAGAAGATACTAGATGAGTTATAAAGATAAGTTGAGAGAGAAATTAAAAAGCAGGATAAATAAAATAAAAGCTGCTCAAGAATCATTACTTGATTTCACAACATATACTTTTCCGAAATACGAAGTATCAGATTTTCACAACTGGATAACAAAAGACTTAGATGAGTTCGTTTTTGGTGATTGCAATAAGATGATGTTATTTGCACCACCACAGCACGGAAAGAGTGAGTTATCATCTAGAAGACTTCCTGCACTACTCTTGGGACTAAATCCGAGCTTAAAAATAGCTATGGTGTGTTATAACGCTACTGTAGCTCGTGGATTTAATAAGAATGTTCAAGATATCATACTTTCTGATGAGTATAGAAGTCTGTTCCCTCGTACGGTTATAAAAGGAGTAACTGAGCAGGAAGGAATAGATGAACTGAAGAAAGCTGGAAGACAGTTGGAAAAGAACTCGTATATGTTTGAAACAACAGCAGGAGGATATTTCATCAGTGTCGGAGTTGGCGGAGGATTAACTTCAAAAACCGTTGATGTTTTGATAATGGACGACTTATACAAAGGGGCTATGGACGCATATTCACCGGTTTTCAGGAAAAGAGTAGTTGAGTTTTATAATACAGTTGCAGAAACAAGACTACATAATAAATCAAAACAATTGATTTTATATACAAGATGGCACGAGGAAGATTTAGCTGGAGTCTTATTAGAGAAAGAATCTGAGCTTTGGAAAGTGCTGAAGTATGAAATATTGAAAAGAAATGAATATAGTCCAAGGGACACAAGAAAACTAGGAGAAGCATTGTGGGAAAACAGACATTCGAAAGAAAAATCATTAAGATGGATGAAAAATGATCCTGTCAGCTTTGAAGCTTTAGGTATGCAAGACCCTAAGCCGAATAAAGGACTTTTATATCCTAATCAGTTTAAAACTTATACAAAATTACCGCAAGGGCTAATAGAGAATTATACAGATACAGCTGACAAAGGAAATGACTATTTAGCATCTGTGAGTTATATCAAAAGCGGAGATTTCTATTATATCGTTGATATGATTTATACACAGAAAGCGATGGAAGAAACGCTGGAAATGGTGAGTGAAATGTTTAATAGGCTACCTCATCACTGTGCTGTTATAGAGTCGAACAACGGTGGAAGAGGATTTGCTAGAGAAATAAGACAGAAACTCACTAAAAGGTTTTTAATAGAAGATTTTACGCAGACTCAAAACAAAGAAGCTAGGATTTTATCAAACTCAGTAGCAGTAAACGACAAGGTAATATTTCCTGACGGTTGGGAGAGTAAATATCCTGATGTTTATAAATCTTTGACTAGGTTCATGAGAGATATACGAGCTAATGAACACGATGATATTGAGGACGTTCTAACTGCTATTATTGAGCGAGGAAATAGAATTAAAGCCAAAGCAATACAAAATCCATTCGCATTATAAGGAGAATTTATGAATATAAGAGTTAGATTGCATGAAATAATTAGAGAACAAGAGTCGAGGAACGCAAAATTTTATAATTGGTACGAAAAGTTTAGAACTGATAAAGTACCAATTTTTTTGAGAGTTTTACCGACTGCTCAAAAGATAAATAATAAGCTAAATCATGATTATGTAAGCTTGCTAGTAAACACTAAAGTAAATCATTACCTCGGTTCTCCTGTCTCGATTATGATAGAAGATGAAGATGAAGAGCTTACAAAATTGATTAAAAGATTTAAGAGATATACAGCTTTCAACAGAGTGCTTGGAGAAGTTGGAAAGCAAGCTGCAATCTACGGATATGGATGTATGCTTGCTTATGTAGATAAAAATGGAGAGTTCGATTTTATAGAAGTAGAGCCGTATGCTTGTTATATAGCTGATGATTTAGCTGCTAGAAGGGTGTTACCTTGCTACAAGGAAGAGGAACAGAAGACAGTACGATTTGAAGTTTATGATGAAAAGAACGTTTATATCTTAGAAGGAGCGAGTGAACACACTTTAGAGATAATCGAGGAAAAACCGCATATGTTTGACGGAATACCGCTTTTCAAGGTGAAAAACAACAAGGAAGAGATAAATGAGTTTTATAGAGTTAGAAAGCTAATTGACGGATTAGACAAGCTTTATTCTGATTTGTCTTCTGAGATTGAACAGTTCAGGCTGGCTTATTTAAAATTTATGGGTACAGAGCCGGACAAAGAAGCAATTCTTCAAATGGTACAAACTGGAGCTATAGTGCTTCCTCCTGATAGCGATGTGGACTTTATCACCAAGGCTATGGCTATTACTGAAGTCTTGGAACTAATCAAAAAAGAGGAAAAGAATTTGTTTAAATTTGCGATGTCGTATGACCCAACAGATGTGGAATATGCAGGACAACTTACGAACCTCGGTATATTCTTTAGAATGTCGCTTATAAATAACAATTGCAGAAATACTATTCACTACTTCACAGAAGGACTTTACACGTTATTTGAATTTTATAGTCAATATCTGGAGAAAAAAGGTATCAAGCTAGATCCTTATGAAGTTGATTTTCAATTCACTTTAGAAACTCCTAGAAACCTTGAGGAAGAGGCTCAGATACAAAAAACTTTGGACGGAATTGTATCAACTGAAACTAGAATGAAATTAGCGTCATTTATAGAAAATCCAACTGAGGAAAAGAAGCGGCTAGATGATGAGCTTTCATCAGTCACATCAGATGATTACTCATTTGGAAGTGATGTATATGATAGAGAAGAGTAACAAAAACTACTGGGAAGAGAGATTTGCTGCAGTCGCTAACAAAGCTTGGAGTAAAACTGAAAAAGTAAATAAAGAATTAAAAAAAGTCTATAAATCAGCACTAAAAGAATTACAGAAAGATTTAGCTGAATGGTTAGCAAAATATCAAGCTTTGCATGATTTAGATGAAGTTGATATGAAGAAAATAATGTCTAAGACTGAAGCAGCTGAATTTAGAAACACTGTAAAATGGTATATAGAACAAATTCAAAAGCTTGGAATAGAAAGTGAAGAAGGCAAAAAATTATTAAAGGAATTGGACGTTATGGGTGGTAGAGTTAAGTATCAACGATACGAGGAACTGATAACATCAATTAGATATCAAACGCTCGTAATTTCTGAAGAACTCAACAAAACTACTCAATTGCATCTGTTCGATACAGTGAAAGATGTCTATAAAAGAAGTCTTTATGAGTTAGACCAAGCAGAAACGTCAGGATCATTCGCAAGTTTTAGCTTTTTGGATGATGAAAAAATTAGAAAAGTTATAGCAACGCCCTGGAGCGGTAAACAATTTTCTAAACGAATTTGGGACAATAGAACAGAATTGGTTGGAACTTTGAGAAATACAGTTACAAACGGGATTATTCAAGGTCATCCTTTCAAAAAAATGTCCGAAAAGTTACAAAAAGATATGGAAGTTGGTTATTATCAAGCTAGGAGAATAGTTGAAACTGAAACTTCATTCGCTATCTCTGTTGCAAAAACACAATCTTATAAAGATTTCGGAATAGAAAAGTATAAATTTTCAGCTGTTTTGGACAATCGAACGTCTAAAGTATGTAGAGATTTAGACCAAGAAGTTTTTAAAGTTTCAGAAGCAAAAACTGGAATAAATTTACCTCCTATGCACCCGTTTTGCAGGAGTACAACCTACCCGGCAGTTTTAAATGAACAAGAAACGATTAATGCAGATAGATTTAGCAGAAATCCGAATGGAAAGAAATTTGAAGTGTATGGAAATCTAAATTATGAAGCTTGGAATAAAGTGTATGGTATTGATTTAAGAGACGATATAAGAAACAAGTACAACTTAAAGGTAAATAAGGATAGTCAAGGTAAACATATTGAAGGCAGTAAAACATTTAAAGCTGGACTTAATAAAAGTGAGATAACAATTTCTATAGATGAAGTTCAAGAGTTAGTTAATAAATATGCCGGGACAGGTAAAATTGAAAAAGCAAACGGAAAAGTACGGGTAGAAACAGTTGCAAGTAATAAATTTGTAGGCATAGTGAAAGGTAATAAAATTAAAGGAAAAGGAAAGCGTACAAGAAAATTTAAAATTCATTATAGCAAGAACGGTACGCATATAGTTCCGTTTGGAGGGAAGGTAAAAAATGAATTTAGAAAAGAAATCGATCGAAATTGAAAAAAAATATAGTTGGTACAATAATCGTGTATATGTAAAAGTAAGGCTAAAAAATGGAGAAGTTTATGAAGGACGTTTTGTAGATTATACTTCCAAGGAAGATAATGAAGATGCATATCGTGAAGAACCAAGCATTACTCTATTTCCTCCTAAGTTTCCATCTTATGCTTATGAACTTTATGAAAGCGATATCGAAGATATAGAAGTGGTTAAAGTCCTCAAATGGGGTAATGGTGATGAAGATGAAGATGAAAATCCATTCAAACGCTATTTACCTCCTCTAGATGATGACAAAAACAAGAATAAAGGCGAATAAAACTTGGGAAAGTGAGACTCTGTTCTTGCTTTCTCTTTTTTTTTAAAAAAAATAAAAAAAATTGTTGACTTATAAAAAGATTATGTTTATAATTATGTCAGTGATTTACAAAAAGGAGGAGCTTAAATGGAGGAAAGAAAATGTAACGTTTCCTTTAGTAGAGCTGGAAATGGAATTGGAGCAAGGATAATTCTATCAGTACCACTTTTAAGAAAACTTGGGATTACTCAAGAAGAAAGAGAGGTTATTGTTAGTTACGATGAGGAAAATGAAGTTATCACGATACGAAAGGACAAATAAAAAAAGCTCCTACAGTTTAGTCACTAAACAATAGGAGCTCCGTGTTGTACAATAGTATAATACAACCCTAACCAAGTGTATTATACAACACGGACTCCTAAAAATCAAATATTTTTTAGGAGGATTTATGAGAATTATTAACCTACCACATCAGTTATTTCAAATGGAAAAACGTGAGATAGGAGGTGGGAAATAATGCAGAAAAGAGTGTTGGTAAACTTTATAAAAGTACTTTATGAAAACAAGATAATCGTAGATGATGTAACAAAAGCAGAAGCAGAATTCGAACAAGCTTTAAAGAAAGTGAGCGAGTTGCTAATTGATAAGCAAGAGATAGCAGCGTTTATAATGCTAGAAAATAGCGTTTTAACTTTAGTAGACGTTATAAAACATCAATATTTCAATCACGGCTTAATTGCACAAGATTTCCTAGACAACATGGTAATGTACAGAAGTCCAGTAAAGGAAGTGGTGTAAGATGGAAATGATGGTAACGATTGAAAAAGTAAACAATATTCTGGTAACAACAAGTAATAGAGTTGCGGAAGAATTAGGAGTAGAGCACAAATCTTTAATAAGGAAAATCGAGCAATATTTAACATATTTTAGCTCGGCACAACTTTGTGCCCAGTTCTACATCCCTAGTAATTACAAGACTAGAGACGGTAGAATGGTGAAAAATTACCTAATAACTAAAAAAGGTATCGCTCAATTGGTTGGAGGATATTCTAGTGCAGTTCCAAAGGCGTTTGAATTAAACGTGGCATATATCAATAAATTTGAAGAAATGGAACAAGAGTTAAAAGGAAGTGTTCCTCGAAGTTATGCAGAAGCACTTTTAGAAGCGAGTCGTTTAGCTTTTGAAAATGAAAGACTGCTATTAGAACAACAAGAGAACGCTCACAGAATAGGATTTGCTAAAACTATAGAGTTATCAGAAGACGGAATATTGATAAGAGAATTCTGCAAAATCTTAGCGAATGAAGGAATAATGCTAGGAGAGAAAAAGTTATATCAGTATCTACGAGAAAACGGATATATATTCAAACACTCTACAGAAGCGACACAAAGAGCAGTAGAACAAGGATTATTTGTTGTAAACGAGAGAGCGATTGCTACTGTAAACGGAAGCAAACTAACATTTACAACGAAAATAACTGGAAAAGGACAGTTGTTCTTTCTAGAAAAATTGAAAAAAGAATTTAAGTAACAACTAACCCCTTGGGATTATCCTGAGGGGTTTTTATTTGCTTAAAAATCGAAAATAGTCGTAGTGTACCATTTTTGTGGTAATGAAACGTGTTAGGTTGAAGGGCTAACTTAAAAAAGGAAGAACTTAGGAGGTTTTATGAAAGAAAATGGTTTTTATAATGATGAAAAAAATGAGGATTTAGGAGGAAATGCGGTGCAAGGTGGACAGGAACCTGGACAAATTGATTATGCAAATCTTTTAAATGATCCGAAGGCTTTAGAAGTGTTTCAAAATTCAGATTTCTTCAAAAAAGCGATTCAATCTGAAAGTGACAAGGTGAGAACAAAAGCTACGAATGAAAAGAAGAGTTTTGAACAGTTAATCGGAGATCAACAAAAAGAAATACAAGAGTTAATGACTTTCAAAAATGAGTCAATAAAGAAAGATATTTTAGTGAGGCTTGGAGTACCGGTACAGTTTTGGGAATTCATTCCTGCAGGCACTGAGGAAGTAATAAAAGCAAGTGCTGAAAAACTTCTATCTGCTCATAACTCGCTACTTGCTAACGAAGTAGATAAGAGATTTAGAGCGAACGGAAGTAACCCTGGAGTGGATTCTAAAAATTCAGGAATCACTAAAGAACAGTTTTCTAAAATGACTTATGTAGATAGAGCAAGACTTTATCAAGAAAACAGAGAACTCTACAACGAACTAAAAAAATGAGGAGGTCATAAAAAATGGCAGGAACAACTATGTTAGAAAATTTAATAAATCCTGAGGTATTAGCCGATATGGTTACAGCGGATATGGAGAGAAAGATTAAATTCTCACCATTGGCGGTTGTAGGAACAAAATTACAAAATGGTCCAGGGGACACTTTAACAATGCCTAAATACGAGTTTGTAGGTGAAGCTGAAGACGTTGCAGAAGGTGCAGCTATTCCTATTGAACAGCTTACAACTAAATCTACAAAAGTAACAGTTAAAAAAGTTGCAAAAGGTATTGAACTTACAGATGAAGCGGTTTTATCGGCATACGGTGACCCGGTTGAAGAAGCTAGAAAACAGTTATCTTCAGCAATAGCTTATAAAATAGATAGCGATTGTATAGCAGCTTTAAACACTGCTAAAGCTCCTTATTTGCAAGGTGACGGTACAGCTCTTCTTGATGCCGCAACAGTAGCAACTGCTAAAGTTAAATTCGGAGAAAATATTGATGATCCATCAATTTTATTTATTACTCCAGCTCAATATGCAGAGTTTCTAAAAGACCAAAATTTCATTGATATCTCAAAAATGACTGAAGCCGTGCTAATGAGCGGGGTTGTTGGAAAAATCTACGGATGTCAAGTTGTAGTATCTTCAGGATGTCCTGTTGCATCTGGAAAAGTATCGAACTTCATTGTCCAAGCTGGAGCTTTAGGAATTGAAATGAAGAGAAATGTACAGATTGAAACAGACAGAGATATCACTTATAAGAAAACACTGATAGTAGCAGACCAACATTACGTTGCGTATCTAAGAGACGTTACAAAATGCGTTAAAATCCTTGCTAAACAACCGTCATAACGGTGATGCTATGTTAAGTAGCAACTTGAAATATATGAACATCGGAGCAGTCAAAAAAGGATTTGAAAATGCAACGACACAAGAATTAGAAAGACTTTGTGTAGAAGGAGCAAGCAAGGTTGTGGCTTATGCAACTGAAGCTACTCCTGTCTCAAAAAGTCGCAAAGGTCACACTGGTGGGCGATTGAGAAAAGGTTGGGAACTATCTAATCTAATAAAATCAGGAAATAGTGGTTTTAAATCTAGAAAAATAATCGTTTACAATGCTGTTGAATATGCTGTTCATGTCGAATACGGACATAGAACACGACTTGGAACAGGAAAAACCCATGGTAAAGGAAAAGGGAAAAGGGTTGTTGATGGAGTGTTTATGTTAAAAAGAGCTTTAGAGAAAGTAGCTGATAGCTTATGAATATACCGCAAATTACGTTGAAATACTTCGAGGAAGTATATGTAGAACACATAGCAGAATTGTATAGAATCACAGTTGAGGAACTAGAAACGAAAGTGAGCGGGGATTCTGATACAAGTCTCAACAAAAGAGCAGAAAGATATATAAAAACTTATCTTAGAAATAGAGATGAACTGCTCACAGAGGATAACTGGTGTGCGGCTAAAGAGCTTTACATTCAATGGAAACTGTTCGAGGAGATAGAGTTGGAAGAAGTGAGTAAGGATAAAAAAGAATCACTGTACGAACTTCTAGAGCTACTGAGAGCAACAGCAGAAAGAAATACTACCGAAAACGCCATGGCTAAATTTTTTTAGGTGATAAGAATGGAAAGGTTATTAACTTTAAAACAAGAGTTTGAGAAGAAATATCCTCGATGGATATTCAAGTTGGAAGAGTGCACAGAAGACATCAAACTACAAGATAAAGCGGTATATCTTATCGTGACTGGAGAAACTGAAAAGGAAAAACAAAAGACGCTCGAGGTTAGTTTTTTCTTTTTAAGAACTAAGGTAAAAGACGGATTTCTAAACTTCAGAAAGGAAGTTAAGGAATTTATAAAGTTTGTGAGAGAGGTCATAGATGACTTCTCTTTCAATTCATTATCGTGGAATATCGATTATGGAGTAGAAACGAAAGAAGGTTCTTTGAGGGTTGCAGAAATAAAAGCAACGTTCGATATAACAGGAACTGCAACTATAGAAGACGGAATGATGATGAATGTGCTAAATTTAAAATTTTTAGGAGGTAAAAATGGCTGATTCAAATGTAGTAGAAATGCGTCAAGCAAAAGCAGCTCTAACTTCACTTATAGAAGAAAAAGCGAGCGGAGTGGGTCAAATTAACCCTTCGCCGATTGTTCAAGTACTGTTTAAAACTCTCGCTAGAACGGCAATTCAGAAATCAGATAGAGGAATTGTATATATAATAGTAAAAGATACTGTTCAAACTGAGAAATATGTAAGTATCAAGACAGTGAGTGATCTAGATGAAGCGAATTGGGAGACTAAGAACTATAATCTAATTCAAATGGCTATGGAGAACTATCCGCCGTATAAAATTATAGTTAGAGTGCAAGGTGAAGGAGAGTCAATCACAACAGTTCTAAAAGAACTTGAAATTAAGCAAATTACACATTTAGCGTGTCCTTACGTATCTAACACTGAGGACGTAACAGTTTGCACATGGATTAAATCGAGAGTAGGAGTGCAAGATATCGTATATGTGTCCTCATATGCTAACAATTCTGACACTTGTGCTATTGTTGAGCTAAAAAACACAGGAACTTATGTACATGAGCTTGGAAACTTTACTGCTCAAGAGTATACAGTAGCAATTGTTGGAGCTATTGCAGGATGTCCTTTAAACAGATCTCTAACTAATGCGGTCATGACTAATTTATTAAGCGTAGAGGATACAGAACCGGAAAATGGCAAATTGGTACTTACAAATGATGACGGAGAAGTAAGAATAGTATATGCTATCAACTCTAAAACAACATTTGATAGCACTTGGAAGTCACAAACTAGAAAAATCAAGGTATACGAAGGTATGAATATAGTTAAATACGATATTCAAAATACTTTCAGAAAGTATTGGCTTGGTCTTTATATCAATAACTACGACAATAAGAAAGCATTTGTATCTAACGTAAACAAAGTTTACTTTAAAGAATTGATGCCGAACGTGTTATCTTCTGATTATGAGAATAAACTTGAAATAGATTATGAAGCACAGAAAAGTTACATTGTCCTAGACGGTGGAGACCCGGATTTAATGACAGAAACAGAGATTTACAAATATTCGACCGGTGACGAGGTTCATTTAACTGGTCAAGTTAGATTCTCAGACACCATGGACAACTTAGAAGTAGAAATAACAATGTAGGGAGGTAAAAATGGCTGATACAACAAGATTAAGAGGGAATCAAGTACTGAATGGTTCCTTCGGGACTTTATGGATAGATAACGTTCAGATTGCAGAAGTGAAAGATATAGAAGCTAAAGTAACAGCAGATAGAGAAGATGTGCTTCTAGGCTTATCAAAAGACTCTAAAATGGTCTCGTTAAGTGGAAGTGGTAGTTTGACTCTATACAAAGTTTATTCAAGAGCTAACGACATTTTAACGTCTCTAGCGAAAGGAACAGATAAAAGGGTAAGACTAGTTTATAAGATAGAGGATCCTGACGCTGTTGGAGGACAAATTGAAAGGGTATCTATAGATAACGTTTGGTTCAATGAAATAGATGTTGCTAAATTTGCAAGAGGTTCTGTTGTTGAAGATTCGTACAGCTTTGGATTTACGCCTGAAGATGTCGAATTCGAGGATAAAATTTCATAATAGGAGGATAAAATGTCGATTGTAACAGTACAAGATTTATTAGCGAATAGAAAGAAACTTAAAGAACAAGCTAATAAAAAAATAAGGCTATTTTCCAAAGAACTTGGCGGTGAACTGGTATTTAAAGCAGTCACTGCTAAATCTTGGTTAGAAATATTAAATATGGACTATGCTGATAAAGATGCAGTTATTCTCTATGAGCATTGTCTTGAACCGAATTTGAAGGATGATTTATTGCTTGAATCATCGAAAAGTAAATTCGAACCGTACTCGATGGTTGATAAGTTCTTCTCTTTTGAGACAAAATATCAAATTGTTGCAGAGCTTTTAAAAGAATCTGGACTTAATCAAAAATCAGAGAAGGTTATAGACTTAATAATTGATGATATAAAAAACTGATTAAGAGCGACTGGAAAATTAAAACAGTCGCTCATTATTTAAAAAAAGGCTATTCACTGAAAGAACTTAAAGAAATGTCTGAAATGGACATGTTATTTTTATATACAGTCATGGCTGAGGAATACAAGGTGGTGAGATAATGAGAAATGAGCAGATTTTAACAGCAGTCTTTGAAGTTAGAGATGACTTTTCTGGAACTATGCAGAAGTTCGAAAATCAAGCCACGCAGGCATCTGAGACTTTTAGAAAAGAGTTTACAAGTGCTTATGAATCAGCTATGAAAATTCAACAACAATTTCATAAGCAAACTTCGCAAAATAACGGTTTTATGTCTGATTCAGCTAGCGGAATTAAAGCTCAAATTCCTGTTCCTACTGAGTTTTCAGTAAAGAACGCAGGAAATAAATCGGGTGTGATGTGGGCGGCAGCTTTTGGTGCGGCGGCTGGACCGATTATACGTGGAGCAGCTGATAAAACACTTGGAATTTTTACAAGTGCTTTTGAGTCATATGTGGATCTAGAAAAAATGTTGACTAGAAACAAAGCGATGATGGGAGTTACAGATGGCGAATTTGAGCAACTGAAATCTCAAGTAAAAAGTTTAGGTGCAGAAACAATTTATACAGCTCAACAAGTCGCTCAAGCTCATCAATATCAGGCGATGGCTGGGATGAAGACAAATGAGATACTAGCCGTAACTCCTACATTGTTAAATTTAGCGACTGCAGCAGGAGAAGATTTAGGAAGAGTTTCAGATATAATAACTGATAACTTATCAGCGTTTGGGCTTGGAGTAGAAGATGCCGAACGATTTGCAGATATCTTAGCAAGTATGGCTAATGCAACAAATACAGACATCTCGATGATGGGAGAAGCGTTTAAATACATAGGGTCTACTTCTAGAGCAATGGGAGAAGACATGGAAGAAGTCGCTATAATGCTTGGAATGCTTGCAGATAACTCTATTAAGAGTTCACAAGCAGGAACTTCTTTAAGGAGTATTTACGCACGTTTAGCAAAGCCTACAGAGGATATGAGGAAACAATTAGAAAAGACTCAAACTACTTTCTATGATAGCGAGAGACGCTTTAAAGGTTTAAGAACTATCATGAAAGAAGTTAAACCTCAGCTCGATAAAATGAGTGACGCTGAAAGAAATTTGTGGCTTTCTACTGTGCTTGGAACTGAAGGAATGGCTGCATGGAATGCGATGATGAATAACTCAGCAGAAAATACAAAAAAAGCTGAGAACGCAGTAAGAAACGCTCATGGTGCTACAAAAGAATTTGCGGAAAAGATGAACGGAACGTATGACGCTAAAGTTCAACAATTTCAAAGTGCGTGGGACGGTTTAAAGCTCGCATTAGGAGAAGGAATAGCTCCGGTTGTTACTGAAACGCTTAAAACGCTCACAGGCTATATAAACAAGCTAACAGCCAGTGGAACGTTTGACCCGCAGAATATTCAAGCGTTCTTTAATACGATAACAAATAACGCAAGTACGGCTTTAAAAACACTTGAAGGAGTTGCTATAGCTTACTACGGAATCCGTGCAGCAGCAGGAGACCCAACAGCGTGGGTAAAACTTGGACTAATAACATCTCAACTAGGTTATAGTCTTGGTAAAGATTTAGCAAATAAACATTTAGAAGAGCGTCAAAAAAAACGTGAGGAAGAGGAAAAACAAGGATATCGAACAGTTACAAAACGTGGCGATAGAGGAGAAATAATCAAAGAAAAAAAATATCTTCCGCTACAGAAAGAAAACTTTACACAGAATGACATAGATCAAGGAATAAAATTAAACAATTATTTATATCCGAATCAAATGAAACCGCCTGGAAATTTTGATTATAATAAAAAACTTGATTTAATCAAGGATGTGCAACCTCCGCAAATAACGGATAATTCGCAAAATAGTGTAGATCAATCAAAAACTATAACGTTAAATATAACAGGAACAATAATCAATAATACAACTGATTTAACAGCTTTTGCTAATCTTATTAAAGATACAGTTGCAACAGTTTAGGAGGAAAAATGAGTCTAAAAAAACCAACATTCACATTAATTAATCAAGGTATTCCTTTCATTTTTGTAGTTCCTCCCGTTGATTTGAGGATAGAACACGGACAAGATAAAGAAGTTGTAAATATTATAGATTTTGGTGAAAAAGTATTCATGGGAGAAAGGCAGGCTATCAAAATTTCTTTTGGTAGCTTCTTTCCTCACACAAAATCGCATTTTTACTCATCTTTAAATCCTCTAAATCCAGTTGGCTGCATGGAGCAACTGAAAAAGTGGAAGGATAATAAAGCTGTTTTAAAGTTCATCATTCCAGAATGGACTTATTATATAAAGTGTCGTATAGATGCAATTACTGAAACCAGAAAAGACCACACTGGTGATATTTATTACGATATTTCCTTGATAGAAGAACCGTCAAATAGCGGTATTATTGACGCTTTAACTGGTCTGTTCGGGAGGACAACATGAAAGTTAAAGCAGGAGATACAATCTATACAAAAGTTTTTAAAGAAATTACCTGGGGCGGAAATATCGATGGCTCGGCTAGATATTTGGAACTGGTAGCAACACAAGAGTTTAAATGCAGTGTTGGAGATAAAATCGAATTAATAACTGATGAAGATATCTCAATTTTTGCTGGAAGAGTATTCACTTATCAAATTAAGACAGATACAAAGATGATTAATATTAAAGCTTATGATAATGCTATTTATTTGAATAAAAATAGATTTGTTAAAAACTTTTATAATAAATATCCTTCAGAAATAGTTAAAGAAATCTGCGGAGAAATAGCTCTCGAGGTAGGAGAATTACCTGCAGATATCGGGATTCAGTTCTCTTTTCCTGCCTTGAATAGAACAGGATATGAGATACTCCTCTCTGCTTACACTTTACAACACAGGAAGGATGGAAAAATATATTCAATAGTTTCTAATGATGAAAAAATAGAAGTTGTTGAGCAAGGAACATTAATTGACTCGATAACTCTTTCTAGTCAGACAAATATAATAAAGAGCCAATATTCTGAGAGTATCGAGGATATGATAAATCAGATGATTGTATATCAAACTGAAAATGAAAATATACAAATTAAAGATAAAGTGCAAAATGAAGAAGATATCAAAAAATATGGTGTTTTTCAATCAGTTATTCAATATACAGAAGATAATAAAGCACTATTAAATCCGCAAGAAATGTTGAAAGGACTAAAACAAGAAGGCAGACTAAGAGCGATAGGTGATGTGGACTTAGTGAGCGGATATACTGTTGCAGTTGAAGAACCTCACACGCAACTCGTAGGACAGTTTTTAATTTCTGAGGACAGGCACGTTTGGACAAATACAAGTCATCTTGTAGATCTTACATTAGCTTTTGAAAATGTAATGAATAAAGTGCAGTTTGAAGAGTATAAAGAAAAAGCTGAAAAGAAAAAGAAGACTAAAAAATCAACAAAAAGCAAAACGCAAAAAACGCACTGGTCTGTAGTCGAAGGAGAAGGACAAGTTGGAAAGGATGAAATATAATGAAAAGTGCTGAAATGACTTTAGTTCACGCAATGGACGAATTAATAAATAAAAGATTACCTTCTAACAATTTAATAATAGCTTCAGTAGTTTCAGTTCCTCCAGCTTTAAGTATAAAGTTTTCTGAAGTTACTATACCGCCTGAAATGATTTATTGCTCAAATTATCTATTACCGAACTACGTTAGAGATTATAAACTTGAAGGTACTATAAACACTATTCATCAAGACTATAATAGCTCTGATATGAGCTTAGAAGGACAAGGACCGCACAAACATCAACTAAATAGTTCTGACGCCTCAGGAACGTATGAAACGCAAGGAAAAATTTGGTGGACAAATACATTAAATGTTGGAGATGAAGTCATTGTAGCGGTAGTTGGTCAATTTTACGTAGTTTTGGATAGAATCATAAAAATGCCTAACTCAGCAGCAGAAGGAGGTGCTTGATGGTAAGTTTTGACGCTTTTTTAAATGCTGTTACTGAAGAGGATAATGAGGAACAAGAATTAGAGACGTTTAGAGAGTATGCTATAGATTTAGACACAGGAGAACCTCTTTTGAAAAATGGAGAAATAATAATTTTGGAAGAAAATGAAGCTCTAAAAGTCTGGATTTGGAAAGCTATAAAAACAGAAAGATATAAATACAAAGCTTATTCAGATTCGTATGGAAATGAGATGCACGAGGAGATAGGAACAGTCTATAATAGTTCAATAAAAAGACAAATGTTATTTTCAGAAATTCAAGACTGTCTACTTGTAAATCCTTACGTCGAAAGAGTTCATAGCTTTGATACTGAGCTGTCAGAAGACGGAGATTTAAAGATTTCCTTTTCGGTAGATACTATCTATGGCTCAATAACTAGCGAGGAGATGTATATATGGACATAAAGCAGGCTTGGGAAATTAAAAGCGGAATACTCGAGCAATTAAAAAATACTTTATCAAAAATCGAAGGTAGTTACAATTATGATATTGCTGCATCAACAGCGATACAAATAGAAGAGATATATCAATATGCAAAATGGCTTGAAACGCAATGCTTCCCCTGGAGTGTTAATGAGGACGAATATCTAGACGCTCATTTAGCTGAATTTGGACTTGAAAGAAGAGGGGCGACTGCTGCGACAGGAACTATTACGATTGAAGGAAAAGCATCAGCTATTATTTCTTCAGGATCAATAGTAGTTTCAACAAGTGGAGTTAAATACACGACTCTAGAAAATGTTTTACTAGATGCAAACGGGAAAGGTAGTTGCTCAATAGAGTGCTTAGAAACTGGAACAGTAGGAAACTGTGGAGTAGGAGATATTCAATATTTTGAAACAGCTATCAAAGATGTTTATAAATGCTATAACGAAGATGCTATAGAAAGCGGATTTGATATTGAGCCTTTTGAAGAGGCAATGACTAGGATGTATGAAAAGGCTAGAAATCCGGCTCATAGCGGGAATGTAAACGATTATACAAACTGGGCTAAGTCGATATCTGGAGTTGGGAAAGTTAAAGTAATATCAGCAGGAGAATATGATGTAGAACCAGGTCATGTAAGACTATTAATTGCAGATTATGACTTGCAACCTGCACCGACCGAATTAATCGAGAATGTTCAAACTTATATAAATACAGTAAAACCGGTCGGAATTGACGTATCTATCGAATCTTTTGAGGATTATTCATTCAGTATTTCATTAGACATTAGAGTGAAAAAAGGAGTAGTTACTGAAGAAGAATTTAAAGAAAATCTTACAAATGTATTAAACGTGAGTTTAGGAACTGAAGAGTTCACAAGTTATAATATTCTTTCTTTAGCAAAAATCGGTAATTTGATAATGACGCTAGACGGTGTTGTGGATTATGATAATTTAACTATCAATTCTAAGACAAGTAATATCAGTCTTACAGAATTAAGTGTGGCTACATTGAAAGAAATAACGGTGGTGAATTTCTATGAAGTTGAGTAGTTACATTTCAAAGGCGGCTAACAACTCATTAGTTAGCTCGCTTTTGGAGTCAATAGAAACTGAATTAGAAATTTCGAAAAAAGTTTTAGAAACGATCAAGGATAATAGCTTAATTATCTCTTGTGATGAATCAACAATAGAAAAATGGGAAGAGTTCTTCAACATTACTTATCCTAGCGATTGGACTTTACAAGACAGATTGGAACAGGTTCTTTATACAAAAAATGGAAGAGGAACATTTACAATAGCATCTTTAAAAGAACAAGCAAATATATTTACTAATGCTGATATAGATGTTGAAGAGCTTTATGATGAGTATCACTTTATAATTCATTTTACAAGCGTGATAGGAGTTCCGAGCAACTTGGATAATTTTAAAAATATGGTTAATGTGAATAAACCTGCACACTTGACTTATGAAATAGTATTTAGATACAGAACTCATAATGAGCTAAGATCTTATCAACATCAGCATTTACATAAATTTACACATAATGAATTAAGAGAACGAGGTGAGCTATAAATGCCGAATTACACTGAAATACTAGAACTGGAGAAACCGTTGCAAAACGAATATTATGACGTTGATAAAAGAAATGCGAATTGGGATAAAATAGACGATTGGGCAGGAACTATTAACGAAAAAACGCAACAAGCAACAGATGAGAGTTATGGAATAACAAAATATGGGACTGTCCAGGGGACTGCTTTGGAAGGTCATAGGTTAGCTGAAAGTTTAGGAGTAAAACAATATGGTGGTACAGTTCAAGAAGAGGGAACTAAGCTAGAAGGATATTCGTACTATTGTACTGCAAATCAAGACATGTATTTATGCACAAAAGAGAACTCATTAAATTACACAGACGCAAGCTATTTCACAGCATTTTCAAACAATGCACTTTTGAATAAATTAAATAATTTATATGAATATGAAACTTTTGCAGGTACAAATGGATATTATGTTGCGTCTTGTTATAAAATTGGTAAAGTTGTAACTATTTTTTTAAGTTGTGCTAAAAAACATAGTGCATGTGGCGGAAGTACTGTTTGCACATTACCGAAAAATTTTAGACCTCCTCAAGCATTAATGTTTACTTGTAACTCTCATAATTATAAACCTGTTGAAATTGCAATTAGTGAAAATGGAACAGTAATTGCTAACTGTATAGAAGAAACTATAACATATACATATGGAACTATATCATATAGTGTTTATGATTATTTATAACCAATAATTTTTATATTAACCCAATATCCAGCTCCACTTCTACGGTTATAAGGATATACAGTTATTGAACTACCATAAGAAGCTCCTAACAGCAATGTAATGTCGAAAAGTTGATTATCACCTAAAGATCTATCCCTTACTAAAAAAGGTTGAGCAAAACCCTCTGATAAAGCCACAGGATAAGTAATTGTTTGAATAGTATCAGATTCACTTCCAGAAAAAACAACAGCTTTTGTTTTCCACATTTCTACATAGCCGTTTTGATATTCAAAGATGTGCCATCCATCTTCGTGTCTAATTTGTACTAAATTATTTAATTTTTACTTTTGGAAAAGTTATTCTAAAATAAAGATAAACATTATTTTAGGAGGAACTTTAAATGTACAATGAGAAAAATATGACGATTTATGAGATGTATTTAGAATCAAACAAGGCTAGAAACTTTGAAACGATTAATACTACATATAAAATGTATAAAAGTAGAATGATTAATTTTTTAGCTTTTCTTAAAAATGAGGAAGGAAATAAACTGCTATTATCTGAGAATACTTTAAAAAATTGCGTTACAATATTAGAGAGATATATAAATCATTGTAGAGAGGCTGGAAACAACAATCAGACAATTAATAATAAACTCACAGCAATCTCGAGTTTTTATATCTGGTGCGTCAAGAGAGATCTAATCAAGTATCATCCTTTTCAACACAAATTAGATCGTCTTAAGCGAGGAGCTTTTGACAAAAGAAGGGAAAGCTACTTTCTGAGTGTAGAGGATATCATCAAAGCAAGGGTTTTAATGGAACACAATGAAAAAAGGTTTGATTTGCAATCGAGACTACTATGGGAGTTATTTTTGGAAAGTGCAGCTAGGATTTCAGCAATTAGTGAGCTAAAGTTATCGCAATTAGATTTAAAAAATGGTTATTTTAAAAATGTGAAGGAGAAAGGAAATAAAATAATAGATCTTATCTTTCTTGATAATACTGAGAAGATTTTGGTGGAATGGTTAAGCTACAGGAAGGAAAAGAATATCGAATCAGAATATTTATTCATTACAAAGCAAAATGGAGTATTTGTTAAAATGCAACAAAGCACGATAAGAGCAAGAATAAAAGCAATTGGAAAGCTAATTGGATATGATGATATTTATCCTCACACGTTAAGAAAAACTGCGATTAATCTATTGAATAATTTAACTGATATTAATTTTGCTGCTGAATATGCACATCACAATGATACACAAACAACTAAAAAGCATTATATAAAATCTAAAACAGCAATTGAAAACAGAAATAAATTGCTGCAAATTAGAAAAGAACGAGGATTTTAAATTTAAAGAAATTTTGAAATTTACATAATTTTACTGGCTAAAAACTAATATATTTTCAATAAAAACTATGTACTCAGTAAAAATTTCGTGGTATCTCATTTTTTTGGAATCTAGTATTTTCAAGGATTTTAAAATTTAAAAATATTAAATTTTTTTATAAATTTCAAAATTTATTAACAATTTTAAGGAGTGATGAAATGAAAATTTATATCTATGATATCGAAAAATTAGAGCTAGTTGGAACACCTTTCATAACTAGTACAGAAGATTTTGCAGATAATCCTACTAAATTTTTCCCACTTTGGAACGATGAAATACATGTAGCAAAGCTTCAAGAGATAGTTCACGCTGTTAAAGACGGTGATGATATTAGAGAAAAAACAAGAGAGGAAAGAATTCTGTCAGGAGAAACTTATCTGTTAGTGGATGGAGAATATCTCGAAAATGGAAAAATAATCACTGTAGCAGTTCCAACTAACCTTTTCATTCCGGCTTGGAAGGATAACAAATGGGTTGAATCGGCTACCTCAGAGCAATTTGATGACGAAATAGACAAACTTATTGATGAATATATCGAATTAGATAAAAAGAAAACCGCAAGAAATAGTTTAGGCTTTAACAGTACTAAAATCGAGGAGCAAATGGCGGAGAATATCATCAGAAGAGAAGAGTTATTAGAAATGAAGGAGAATTTATGACGGATTTTGAAAAATGTTTTGAAAATACTGTGATGTTGGAAGGAGGATATTCGGATCATCCTTATGACTCAGGAGGAAAGACAAAATACGGTATAACTGAATCTGTAGCGAAAAGCAACGGTTATCTTGGAGATATGAAAGATTTGACTTTGGAATTTGCTAAAAAAATTTATAAAAAAGATTATTGGGATGCAAATAGACTGGATGAACTCAACAACTTTGATATAAAAGCGGAAATTTTCGACACAGGAGTTAATTGTGGAATAAAAACAGCAGCTAAATTTATGCAAAAAGCATATAATTTACTCTCAACAAGCAACTTTATAGCAGTTGATGGGATTGTAGGTAAGGAAACAATTAAGGCATTAAATAATTTTTTAAAACAGAATAGAATAGTTACAGTAGCAAATGCTTATCAAATAAAGTACTACTTAGAGATCACTGAAGCTAACAGTAAAAACAAAGCTTTCATTTTTGGATGGTTAGACAAACGTGGAAAACTTTAAGGAGGAATAAAATGAGTTTTGTATTGAGCTTCTTCAAAGCATTTATTATAAAATTTTTTACTACAAAAGCATTAGAAAAAGTTGTAATTATTTCGTTAGGAGCACTTGTAAAAAGGACAAAATCAAAAGTTGATGATGAACTTTTTGAAGCAGTTTTCGGAAAGATAGAAGGTGATACAAAATGATAGAAAAAATACTTGATGAGATGATAAGTATCGGCGGAGTAGGGAGTGTAGTCCTGGCGTATTTTTTATACAACGATTTACAAGACAGAAAAACGTGGAGAAAAGCTATCGAAAGCTTCAGTTCACAGATACAAGACCATGAAAAGCGTATATCTATTATTGAAACAAAATCGAACTGAAAATGAACGTGTAAAATCAACGAGAAACCCCTTCATTTTTCTTTCTCGATACTAAGTATACCCCCAAAAATAAGAAAAGAGGGATTAAACCCTCTTTTTTTTATTCACTCTCTAAAAATGCAGCAACTGCACCTTCTTTACTTGTAAGAAAAGCGTGATAACCTTTTCTGTTCAAGTAGTTTACAACCGGATCTAGTTTATTCTCTTTTTCTTCTTCTAGCTCTTCAATATCAAAATCAGGTTGCATTAAAATTAGTTGGACACAGTTTGATTCAAAAGTTCCAAACTGTACTTTTTTAAGTTTTCCATCCTCTAACTCACCGTAAACTAAGTAACTGTGATTTTCGTTGAAGATTCTAGTTTGCTCTTCGTGATATCTTTCTAGCTCTTCGATTGCGGCGGTATAAAATTCTACCGCTTTTTCTTTTTCCATTATTTCACAGAAAAATCCTTTTGAAATCAAATGTTCTTTTAAAGTTTCTAACTTCTCGACTTCTTTCATTTCAGAGTATCTAGGATTAATTTCTTCTAATTCTTCAGCGTACTCTTCCACTGTTACGCTGTCTGAATCAGCTGCGTAATCGACTCTGCATATTTCACCTTTTTTATTTTTTCTTCCAAATACTAATGCCATTTTTTTTACCTCCTAAATTCTTTATAATCTATTTTAACCCTGACTCATTACATTTTTTTTAATTCTATTACAATTTGAGCAGTTTAACGAGTTGCTCAGCTCTCTTGGCTATTCGCCCCATTTGAAATATTCTTCAGCGTCTTCTATTGTTCTGACGTCCTCAGGAACATCAGAGCTAACCCAGAATCCGATGTAATCTCCTTGTTTGTTAAATCCTTCGATTTTTCTGTAAGTATCATCTAAGTAAGCTTTTAATACTTCTAGTAATCCTTCTGCTACTGTTTCGTTTACTCCATTTTCGTCTTGTGCTAAATCATTTGCTAACTCATCTAAATATCTTTCTGTATTATCACTGTTGTCAATAAACCCGTTTTGTTCTATTCTGTTTTTTAAAATCATAATTAGACTTTTCATTTGAATCCCTCCTAAAAATATAATATTTTTTAAAGCTTCTGAAGTATTGAAACCGAGTGTTTTTAAAACCTCTATATTAATTTCCATTACTTCCTTTTCCTGAGGAGTGTACCTATAGCCTAAGTACACCTCCGACTTATGAGTGATTTTGTTTCTCTTGTAATTACCTGTTTTCATTCCTTTTTTTCCTGCCACTATTATTCTCCTTTTTTAGCTATTTTTATGATAAAGTTTATTCTTGCTCTAGCTTCAGACATTCTTACTCTTTCCCACGCTTTAAATTCTTCTTCGAATTTAAAAATTGGTGAAAAGCAAGATTGGTAATCTTCTATGAATTTTTTTGCTTTAGTTTCAGAAGAAATTAGATCTAGTATTCCTTTTACTTTTAATCTTTCGAAGTACATACCTTCTTCTTCGTATTCTTTTAAATATTTTTCATATTCAGTTATTTTTCTTTCTCTTATTGAGTTAGCCCAAGCGATTTGTTTAAGAGATCCTTCTAATTCAGGAAGTTTTCTTTCAACTGCTTTTGCAGCTGACTCTTCATTTGTTTTTGCTATTTTATCTTCCCAAGTTGTTTTAGTAGTTTCAGTAGTAGTTTCAGCTGATACTGCTTCCATTTCTCTTTTCGCTTCTCTGAAAGCAAGTGCTAATCTTGCGATATAGTCTCCTTCCATTTCTTTTGCTAATTCGTGAACTCTTCTCATATCAACTTTCATTTTCCTTACCTCCTAAAACTTTATCTATCCTTCTTTGATATAATTATACTTCCATCATTCTTATTTGTCAAGACAAATAAGAATAAAATTTTTATTTTTTTTATTCAATCTCTTGAACGTCTCATAAATACACAGTTTCAACTCAAAAAAATTTTTTCAAAAAATAAAAAAAAGGCTCAGAAATATTCTGAACCATTAATATCAAAATCGCTTAATTTACACTCTACTATATAGTGTTTAAATTTATTTATATTATTATTTATGTGCCTTTTTTCAGACATTTACTCTCCACTATATAGCGTTTAAACCCGTAGCACAGTAAACAGTGATTTATTGAGATGTAGAAGAGTAATTTCTGTCGATCTCTTTAACTATATAGCAAATTCACGGGTAATAAGTGCTTTTGGTAGCCACTTAAATTTATCGTGCTTAGCCCTAAGGCTGTACTGGCGTAACGTCCAGCTAATTTTCTTAATTTCTGTCGATGCCTGATGTTTTTTGCAAAACTACAGGTCGACAGTTTTTGATACAGCTTCAACTAATATATTAATTGCTGCATTATAATCTCTATCAATCACTAATCCACACTTTTCACATTTGTAAGTTCGTTCTGATAGACTTAATTTTTCTTTTACGTTACCACAACAGCTACATTTTTTTGACGAAGGGAAAAACTGGTCAATTTTTCCAATCGTTCTGTTGTGCCATTTCGCTTTTGATTCTAATAATTGTTCAAACTGATTAAAGCTAGCTCTTGAAATAGCTTTTGATAATTTACGATTCTTTAACATTCCTTTCACGTTTAAAGTTTCTAAAGCTATGAATTGATTTTCCTTTATTAACTTTGTTGATAGTTTATGTTGAAAATCTTTCCTAATATTAGCTAATCTTTCATGATGTTTAGCTAGTTGAATCCTATTTTTTTCATATCTTTTAGATCCTTTAGTTTGTCTTGAAAGTTTCTTTTGTAAAAAAACGATTCTTTCTTCCTCAGCCCAAAGCCGTTTTGGAATTTGAAAGTATTTTTCATCTGAAGTTGTCACAAATTCTTTTAATCCTAAATCTATTCCAACTCGTTTATCAGTCGCAGGATAAAGAGTGATTTTTTCTTTTACCAGGACTGATGCGTAATACTTTCCAGCTGCTGACTTAGAAACAGTAATCTCGCTCTCAATTTTTTGTGGTTTAAATCCACTGTGAAGGAGTATTTTTACTTCACCGATTTTTCCACCGAGCTTTATTGTGTTTTCTGTGATAGTTTTTCTTCTAGTTGTAAAACTATCTTTTTTGTTTTTCTTTGACTTAAAACGAGGATATCTACCTTGTCCTTTAAAAAATGAATCGTAAGCACGACACATATCTCTTATAGCAAATCCTAATGCTTCTCCATCGTAATCTTTAAGCCAATCTTCTGCTATTTTAACTTGCGTTAAAACTTTGTTTAAATCAAATCTTGATAATTTATCCCCGAATTCTTTATAACGAAATTGTTTATAAGCCAACATTCCGTTAAAAACATATCTACAAGCTCCAAATGTTCTTTCAATTTGTTCCGCTTGTTCCTGAGTAGGATAAATTCTGAATTTATAACCTTTTATAACTTCTTTTTCCATTTTTTACTCTCCTAGATTTTTGCTCTTAAAATGCTCTTAAAATATATAAAAAATTATAAACTTTTAATGAATAACGATAAAAAAGCTTTGAAAAATAAAAGGTTAAACTACGTATCAAAATATTTTCTATCTGGAGTATATATGGATATATTGCAATCTTATCATAATTTATTTAGTAATTCAATAGCTTTTTAAAAAAGTCTAAAACTAAATGGGAGGGTAAAATCTATGAGGAAACTATTTTTATTTGGAA